CTGCATTTTCCAATGAAGTTTCGTTCAAGTCTGCTGGAGTGGTTGGAATGTTGCTGTTTGTACCGCCAGTAACAAGTGGGTGAGATGCACTGAATAGTGGCACACCGTCGCCGCCGTTGTATGAACCAGAGGTGTTGAAACCGTTGTTCAATACGTTAGCTGCTTTAACTTGTTTTGTGTAAGCCATACCACGAGCTAATGCTTTAGTGTAGCGAGCAGATAAAGTGTCATACAAGTTATCTTCTACTGCTTCTTCAGTCAAGCTGAAGCCTAAAGCGATAGTTTCGTGTGTGTAGCGAGCTGTCCAAGCTTCTTGAGCATTGTCATAAGCGATGGCGTTGCCTTCGTTTTTAACAGGAGCTGCTGAGAAGCCAGACAATTTTGTTTCTTCCTCGAATGAACGCTCAGAAGATTCAGTTTCGTAAATCTCTTGATGCTCTTCGCCGTAACGTTTGTATTCCAAACCGAACAAAGCGTTCAGACCTGGTAGTAGCTCTTTAAGGAGCTGTGCGCGTGAAATAGCCATTATTTATTCTCCTTAATCGCCAACACCGGTACCATTGTAATACGTATGGATACCAAAGTTAAATTTAACGATACAATCAGTGTATGCGTCACCAACAGTAGAGAATGGGCCGTTTACGAAATCCACTAAACGCAATGCGATAGTGTTTGTTGTAGCACGGGTGCCAACGTCTAATGATATTTTTGAATCGCCAGTAGTTGTAGAACCTGCTGTTTGATTCACGCCAAAGTTAGAACCTAGCATTGTTTGAGTCACAGCATCATCTGCTTGGATTTGGAACAATGCATCTGGGTCATCACATACATAAGCTGTAGCGTTTGAAGCAACAGTACCGGTAGGCCAGTATTGTGCTTGCAAGAAATAGCCTAATGATGGGCTTGTGTATGAACAACCTAAGAACACACCAACTGTACCAGCTGGGAATGCATCCGCGTTTGTACCTACGTTTGTTACTTTTACGATAGTTCCGTCTGTACCAATTGCAACAACGTCACCGTAAAAAATGTTAGCAGCGTAACCGCTAGCGATTTTTAATTGACGTGTTGAGCCAGCAAATTGCTGACCACCAATTAGGTTAATAGGACGTAGACCGTATGGGGCTGCTGTAGTAGCCATATAAATCTCCTAAATTATTTACCTTTACCGAACGAGGTTGTCGAGCGTTTATCTTTAAATAAAGGCATCCGAGCATCGTTCTCTTTCATGAAGCTGTTGTCCACTGCATCAGTTTGAGCCTGAGTTTGCTTATTGTAATAAGCAGAGCGTTGGTCAACGAACTCCTCCGGGGTTTTACATAACAATAACCCACCCACTTCTACTGAATCTTTGTAGCGTGAATCTGGATTTGTTAATAATTGCATTTCTGGATGGTCTGCCAATTTGACGGGCTCCCAACCTTCTCGCATTTTTGAAGAAACGTTCATAGCATCAGCTTGACCAGCCATACTAGTACGAACCCAACGATATGCCCATCCCGGTTGTTTAGTGAACTCAGGCAATAAACCTGCCGGTGCCCATTCTTCATTCCGTTTAAAAGCTACATCTCGAGTTTCTACTTCGCGGTTTTGTCTTGTATCAACCATTATCTGTTCTCCAATTTAATTGTCTCACGTGCATATTGTTCAGGCGTTAATCCTAACTTCTTAGCCAAGGCTAATTGAGTTTTGGACAAATGTACTTTTTTTGGCGCGGTACTACGCGAAGCCGAAGCTACAACATTCGACGGTCTAGTGCGTTGGGCGGGTACATCATCGTCCAGCGGGTCATCCTCAAAATATTCGGGGAATCGTTTGCGCATCGTTTTATCGATGGTTGTGTAATACTCTGTTGAAGTGGCATCTACGCCACTCCTAACTAGCTTCTCATGCAACCCCAAAGCGAGGCTAGTCATTTCTTCATCTGTACCAAACCAACTGTTCTTATCTTGCCAAGCAAGAGCTTTCCGGTCGGGTTTTGACACTTGGGGCCGTTCAGGTTGTATATTTACATGATAATCCTCGTCTTGTAAAGCATTATTATGTTGTAAACGATAATTATTTGTTTGTGTAAGTTTATATTGTGCTTCATTCATGCGCTGTTGCGCATCAATAATCTTATCTGTATCGCCTGAGTCATACGCTTCGCGGTAATCCCGTTTAGCCATATCCAACTCATTAGTCGCAGATTTCTTAGCTACTTCTATATAAACTTGTTCACCAGATGTTAATGATGATTTTAGTCTTTTATTTTCTTCGACAATAGTTTGCGCAAATTTAACCGCTTCTTCACGTTCCCTTGCTGCCGCTTCTTTTTCGCGCCGTTCATCATGGTAAACTTTAGTAAGTTGTGCCATTCGTTTTTTAACGCCTTCAGAATATTCCGTCAGGTCGTCTTTTTCTAACTCTTCGACTATTTCTTTTGGTAGTCGTTCCCGATTACGGTCTTTTACGGGAGTGTCGTCTATGATATCAATTTCAATATCGGCAGCGTCTGTCGTTACTTTTACATTATCTTTCCCAACAATATGAACTTCCTTTTCATCTGGAAATTCAAAATCATCATCAAACTCTGGTTGTGCAGCCATATATTTCTCCTATGCGCGAGTATAACCGCGTGGGTCGTCTACTACACCCTCGACAGTATCATCGTTGATTATGCGGAATTCTCTTCCGTGGATTTTAAAACGAGTACCTGCGTATGCACGGGTAAGGACAAAATCGCCTTGTTTACACCATGCACCTGTAGGGAACTTCGCTTCTTCTTTGTAGCAAAGGTCGCCCATTTTTAACACGAACAATACTACTGTGCCGTTCTCTTCAATACGTTTAGTAGAACTATCTTTAATAATTCCGCTTTCGTACTTATCATCAGCTTCAGGGACTGCACACAAAATGCGATATCCTTTTGGCTCTGGTAGTTGCGTAACTACTTGTGTAGGTTCTTCGGGCTGGTTTAACACCGCCGACAAATCTACCGCTTGCGCCAGATTTACTTTACTCATCGTCCATCTCCAGATTTTTTGCGAGGTCTGATATTAAAGACTGTGCGGTAAGTAGACCTCGAACCATACCGACAGCTTGTTGATAGGCACCAAAATCCTTGGCTGCACCATCGCCAAGAGATTCAATAACTGCTTTGCGACGTTCTTCGATTTGGCTTAATAAGATGCCTAACGTACCGTCTATCATTTTTTAGGTTCCTTTGGTTGTAATTTTAATTCATGTTCTTTTTGTGTTTTAACCGCTTGCATACCAAGTTTTACACCTTCCATAGATTGTTTAACTTTTAGCTCTTTGTCAGTTTTAACTGCGTCGAACCCTAACTCAACACCTCGTAAAGTCTTCTTATCATCCGCGTTCATTATTGCAATGCGTTCTGTAGAAGCGATGCGCTCACGTTCAACTTTAAGTCGCTCAATCCCTTCTTGAATATCTGCATCAGTTTTCTTATCTTTAATACTGACTTCTTTATCCTTAATCGCAAGCTCTTGCTGTTGCATTTGCACCAATGGGTCTTGTGCTTGTTGCTCTGCTTGTTTTTGTTGTGTTTCGGCTTGGCTCTTTTGAAGTAGTTGTTGTGCTGCAGTTGCAGTTAATCTAGCAATTTCTGCTTCAGCTTCTTCTGGTAATGGTAAATCTTCTTTTGGAAGCTCTACACCTAACTCATCTTCTAGCTGACGTTTATACGCAAAAGCAATATGTTCGTTTAAATGAGCATACCCAGCGGCTACAATGCTTTGCGCTTTCGGGTTTTGTCCAATGAGTTCGGCTAGTTTTGGGTCTTGTGAGAACGCTAAGTGCACTTTAATGTGCGCCTCGTGGTCTTGGTGCTCAAATGCTTTGACTGGTTTACCGTTAATGATGGCCATATTTTCTGTAACAGGGTCACGTGGTTTTTGGTCATCAGTTGTCGGAATTAGCTTACCAATATTCTTAATACCTAATACCTCGAGCATTTGTCGATTAAGCTCTGGTAAGTCGTAGATTTGTGGATTTGCTTGTGCCATCTGCATGACTGCTTGGTACTGAACCACTTTTTGACTCATCGTAGCAGCGTTAGGGTCTGATACAGGTATCACCTCTACCATATCGTAATCGGCTTGTTTAGCTTTGCGGTCACCTTCTTCTGGCTCGTAGCTATACTCTTCTGGCGTATAGTCACGGATAATGCCTGCCAATAACTTGAACTCTTGCTTCATCGCATAGTGGATACGTGCTTGAACCGCACTCATTACCTTCAATGTACGCTCAAGAATAGCTAGTGTTGTACCAACTGGAGAGTTACCTGACATATCAGAGACTTGTATGTCTGCCGCATTAGCAAATGAACGACCATCTTGAATGATTTGGTTCATCAACCCCATCAGTACTTGTGATGGCTCTTTGTATGGTAGCGGTAAGATATTGTCAC